ATTTTTCACGATTGTTTTTCCTTTACTACCTGCTTTCTTTTTCTTGGCAGCAGTAGCGGCTCTTTGACCTTTAGTTAAACTTTGTGCTTTTGCTTTTGGTAAGCACCTATCAGGATTCTTTTTATTCTTTGATGTTCCGCAATCACCAGCTATATTACCAGAAGAAGAGATGCGTACCCACTTCTCTTTTTTGAACCAGTCTCTTAAGGACTCTGATACTATATCTGCTATTTGGTTACTTGTCATGATTGTTTTAAAACTTCAGATAGAATTTTAATTATTACACCTGCTAATCCTGTGAAAAGTATCCATAGAGCTTTTGTAACTCCTTCTTTCCACCTTTTTAATTCCTCTATTTCTATCATCTTAGTAACAAAGTCTTTATCACCTTGTTGCATCTTACGTCTAAATGAGGTATTCATGTTAGTCTTCACTATGACTCCATCCTCCGGATTAAGTAGCGTGTATTTAAGATCGGATAGATCATCTTTTAAGGATTCCATATCTTTTCCCATTTGCACTAATTCTCCATTAGGCATGCTCTTCTTAATAGAGCTAAGTTCTTGAAGTACTGATTCAAGTAATTGTTTCTGTGTCATCTATAAGACTTTTATATAAATAGAGTAAAAGTCTAGTTAGTGTGCTCTTTCAATAACTTTACATATTGCTTAAGATCATCTGTGATTTTATCTTTATATGAATTAGAAACACTGCTCCAATCTTCTTTATCTCCGTGCTCTGTAACTACACTGATATTCTCTTCTAGAGATTCAGCAACCCAGTTTTCTAAGTTTACTATAAATGCATTAATATTACCTGATGTCATGTCTTTTTCGTACTGCTCATACAGACCTGCATGCTTTAGTGAAGTTTCATATTCTATGACACAGTCAAAACAAAAACCATGTATCTTAAACATCTTTTCATCAAACCTATTCTTCATTCTTTTCTCACACTTAGGACAGCAAAGAGGCATTCGAGCTAGTTTCTTTAACTTATCTAACTTAGTAATATTCTGTTTTATACCGTTCTGTATTGTCCAAGTCTTACCTGACTCTTCCCATACATCTCCTTCTTTATGATGTACATATTTTTTCTGATAGCCGGTTTGTAGTTTAGTCTTAGAAGAGAAGTCTTTATTAACTATATTTCTTACTCTCTGTACATCAGATTCTTTAAACTCTTTTTTAAGTAGAGATTCTTTATTCATATCCTAGTTTTTTTAATCCTTCTATTGCAGGACCTATATCGCCTCCTTTAACTCTTAAGGCAATACCTCCAGCAGCTTCCCATTCTTGAATATTAGATTTTTTATCGTCTATTAATATACTAGTTGGTGAAGCATATCTTTGTTTATCTTTTGAATAAGCAAATATTACTTTAGGGCTTGGAGATAAGTTATCCTTAGCCCACATGTTTTTACCTAACCTAGAACCATTATCTCTAGACGGGGATGTAAGTAGAGATGGATTATACTTAGAAATAAAGCTCCATAGTTCTGAGCCTCTTGGCATCCATGACATTTCACTCCAAAACTTTATACCTACTTTTACATCTATCAGATTCCAGAAACCTGTTACACCATATCTACTTTCATACTCTTTAGGCGTCATTCCGGTATAATGGTCAAACCTGCTTTCGAAATCAGTTAATACTCCGTCCATATCGCAGTATATCTTATACTTCGGTAATTCTTTTTTCTCTGGTATTGGATAAGCTTCCAATAAGTCTACTATACTATTTTTCATGCAAATATTTTAAAATTAGATTCTTCTGCGTAAGCAGCTACTTCATAAGGATGATCGTTATAATTATATCCCATATTATAATACCTCTTAAACCAAGATGGTGATTGGAGATAGTGTTGATATTCATGAACTAATGTCTGTATAACGTGTTCTCTATTTTCCATATTAGGGTAATAAACAACTATACTATTATCGGTTCTATCAAACTCAGCATGACAATTATCCTCGTCCCCTTGTGCTTCTTCTTCTCCACTATATCTAGCATAGATGTTGTGATGTAATTCAACATAAGGAGTACAATGAGGAATAAATTTAGAATACCCATAGAATTTCTCTATCTTAGGATAAACTTCATTTATTATTTCTTTTACTTCTTTTTTAGTCATAACCTTTATTTTATATACTAAATATACGAATAAATTAGTTAGTATCCAACTGATCTAGTATATCTTTTTCATTTATTTTAACTTTATACTCAACCTCAAGTTGTTTAATTACTGCATTCTTTATTATCTCATTTCCAGTAAAGAACTTAAATATTAATGAGTTTGTAACTTTATTTATTCTCTCTTCTAATTGAGTGCAACTTTTATTTAGTAAAACTTTATCTTCTTTTGATAGTTCTACATCTATGTTATTTTCTGTAGCATATGATATTAAACCTAAGTAGTCATTATTATCATAACAGTCTTTAACTGTGTTAAATTCTTCTAACGTGCCTCCTTTGTCTGGATGTGCTTTTATACATACTTTTCTGTAAAGCTTTTTTATCTTAGTATTCTTCTCTTCCTTAACAGTTTCAAGATCATCAGGTTTTTCTTTCCTCATTTCTCCTGTTGATTCATTAACCCAGAATTCAGTCTTTATATTTGTAAAGTATTTACCGAATAGTGACTTCCACTCGATACTGTATTCGTCAAATTGTTCTGTATAATCCTCTAATTCTAATTTTAGGAATTCATACTTATAGGAATATTTTTTGTATAGATGAGACATACATCTTATTTAGAAGTTATTTTTGAGTGTCTCTATTAATTCTTTTGATATTAAATTAACTTCATCACTAAGTATGAATTTTGGATCAGAAGATTGTTTGTCTTCAAATATAGGTAGTGAAAGTACAGGTCTTCTTTTTCTCCATATATCTAATACTTCTTTCTTTTCTTTCTCAGTTAGGTCTACTTTATCTAGGTAGTCGTTTATTACTTCTTTAAAAGGTTGTTTAGATTTTTTAGCTTTAAAGTAAAGTCCTTGAAGCATTGCATCAACTTCTTTTTCTAATTTATAGTATTGAGATTTAGGTAAAAGGTCTGCATCAATTAAGTCTCTCAGTAATTGATCATCTTTCATATACTTACTCGGTCTTTCTAATTTAGGGTCATCACTAACAACCCCACCTTTAAGGTTATCACCGTCTTGGGTTAGGTGTTCTATCTCATGTCTAACAACATCTTTTAAGTCAAAAGAAATATCCTCCCAAGATGGATTAGTTGTAGGATTTTTTGGTATTCTAAATTTAAGAGAAAGCATAGGAGTAATTGATTCTCCTTTTTCATCAAATCCACCATTTGCTCCTCCATCAGGTTGGTATAAGTCGTCTGTAATTTCTACATAACCTTCAAAGTCAAAGTAAAACTCTTTGGCCGGTATATCATGCTCTTCATCTGGGTGATCTACTCTAAATGAAAAACTACCTGAGGTATCTCCTCTGTCGTGTATATCTTTGAATGCTTCGAATGCAATTGATGATAACTTATTTGATATTGTATCATAACGACCTTCGTTTAAAGAAGATTGCTTATCAGAATTTTTTAGACTATCTTCCCAGTTTCTAAAGGTAATATTACCAACTAAGTACGCTTCTTTTTCAAGCTCAAGTAACCTATCATCTTCATTTGTGTTTTGAGTACTGATTTTAGGTAAACGATTTTCTATATTTTGCATGTGATGTACCATCTCATGAGAAAAAGATCTAACAATATCTTTATTATGTCTTCCGCTTACAAATAGTACTATTTCTTTTTCGTTTGGATCATAGTAAGCTGTTTTACCAAAAAAGGTGTTTGCATTAGCATCATCTTTTCTTAACTTAACTTCAGGAAGAGGTGTTATATTCATCTTCTCGTCTAGCATATATTCTAATAACGATGCTATATATTCTTTAAGTTCTGGAGCTCTCTGTTCTTCATTTAATGGTTCGTCAAATTTCACTACTATACTATCTTGATTTAAATTAATACTTGTACCACTAGGGATTAATCGAGATATATAACTATAAAGATTATTAATTTTATCTCTACTAACAGATGTAATTGCTTTTTCTATTCTTTCATTAACATTAGGAGTATTTAACTCTTCTGCATTATTATTTTCGTTAACATTAAAGTAATTATCAATAAATCCCGATAAGTTATTGCTTATTATCTCTGCAACTATCTTATCCTTTAGGTCGTCTAATATGTTTAATATTTCTTCTCTTCCTAATTCTTTAGGAAAGAAATCTATAATACTATCTAAATTACCTGCTAATATACTATTTCTAAAGTCAGTAGCTCTAACTCCAGATCCTGGTGCTGCTGCCAATGCTAATCCCTGTACGTTAGGAGCATTTTTAAATGTTGTTACTCTCCTTAAGTCAACAAAGTCTTTATCCCCTCTAATTCCTGTTACAGATACAAAGTCTTGATCAGGGTTAGCTTGGGCATAATCTTTTGCTGCAAACATAGGATTATTGCCTCCATCTAATATCTCTACATTACCCAAATACTTAGCGTATGTATTCCATATAGACATTGACTCTTCCTTAGATATACCGTTTCTCTCCCCAGATCCTACAAACACTATTACTTTCTCTATGAATGGTTTTTTATTTGCTTCTCCACTAAGTAGTGCAGAGCCTTTTTCTTTGTAGTTATCTTTTGTATAAATCGATCCGTTGTAGGAATTATCTAACAAAGACTTAACTACATTGAAATGTCCTCTATGAGGTGGTTTATAAGCTCCTGGGTATAGTGCTATCATCTTAAAAATGCTTGGACTTTACTATCTATATCTGATACTTCTGAGTGTTTTAATAATTCTTGGAATTTTGGACTAAATAGCATTTCTGCTATATTCTTTAGTACATCATCACTCTTTTTATCATTTACTTCTTTTTTATCTCTATACTTCTTAACAGCATCTGCTAATTTATCAGCTCCCGGTCCTACACCGTTTTTCTTAAAAGCTTTAAGAAATGCTTGTTTAATTGCTTTGTCTTCTGATCTATTACCTTTATTATACTCTATGCCGCTTACATCTTTATTAAATGCTTCTTCTTCTTCTTTAGACATTACTACTGGAGAGAAAAAGGATGATTTACCTGCTCCTGTTTCTTCGTTATACTGTTTCAAGTATTCTTTTATTCCCTCTACTCCACCTTCTGCTGCTTTATCGAACGCTGCAGTTTCTTTACTAAACTTTCCTCCACGGTCACTAACAAAAATAGATAAGTTACCTTTAAGCTTTTCTTGGTAGTGATCAATTAATTGATAAGCATTTCTCCAAGTTGAAAATACTGCAACAGATGGAAGTGATCTTTCTGTTCTTTCAAAGTTTGCTGCGTAAGAGATCATTGGGTGAGCGTAAACCATAACCATGTATACTCCATACCCTGCTGCAAGCATAGAGTCTAATTGGGTCATAAACTTAGCTCCTGAAGCTGTAGTATCCCATACTAGGCTTTCTTTGTTAGATGCCGCCGCCGCTACGTCCTTTGCTACTTGCATTGACGCGGGTCCTAGTTTGTTGTGGTACGGGTGGTCTGGATCCTCCACGTATTTGTCCGGGTTGAACTGTTGAAGGCTGTCTAACCCTAACTGGTTTAGTAGGTATGACTTCCCTGCTCCCCCTCCACCTGCCATTATTACTGCTTTGGGTTGATCTTGTTGTTCTTGTATTATTTCTAATAATTTGATCATCATTATTTAGTCTTTGTTGTTTATTATAATTAGTTGTCCTTTTTGAATTAACAGTACGTCTAGTAGTAGATAATAATGTATTATACCCTCTTCTTCCGTATATGTATGAGTTGCTGCCTCTTCTCCAACCTTGCCCATAGTAGTTATTCCAACCGTAATACCCATTGCCTATCCAGTTATTGTACCCCCATCCATGATTATTCCAACCATAGTAGATTCCATATCCCCATCTATCATATCCAAATGGTGACCATCTATGAGGAGAACCCCAAGAATTCCAGCCTGTATAACCCCAAGCCCAGTCATTCCACATTTGATCTCTATTCCAATAATAAGAATTATATCTAGAATCATATTGTCTTCCTAACAATCTATTATTCCAATCAAATGATCTCGGTTGGCTCAATGCATAGCGTGCAAAGTCTAATCTAAAACCTATGTCTGTTCTTAATTTATATCTAAATTGAGATTCTGTTAGTGTATCGACTTCATAGTCATTAACAGTATGTAAACTACTTATGTGACCTGTGTGGTTTAGGGTGCTGTATTTCCATTGAATTCCGCAACTTGATAAGGTTACTATAAAGAGTAATACTATTAATTTTTTCATATACTATAGTTTTAGGGTTGTAGGGTAGCTATTATAAATAGGTTCAACAACTGGATGTTCTAAACTATATAGCTTATATATCATTTTAAATAATTCAAAATTTCCGTCGATATCATCTATATTAAGTAGTTTCCAACCTTTACCTTGTATTACTTTTTTCTGTTTACTTGGTCCTCTAGAATGAGCTTTTAACCACAGCACTCCTGTTCTTTCAATTTTTACTCCTTTAGATTCCTCTAACGCTTTTGCATAAGATGCTAATTGAAGATCGTAAGACTTATGAATACTGTTTGAAGTCTTAATATCTATTAACCAAACTTCTCCGTTAAGTTTACATACAATATCTGCTGTACCTGCGTACTTATGTTTATCTGACCAAACAAATTCTTCTGCTGATATTAGTTCAGGTTTATATGTAGACCAAAAGTCATGGAACTTTAATATCATTTCCCATACTAATTGAGAATATTTAGCATTACCGAAGTCGTCCATCCAAGAAACCTCTTCTCCAAGAATAAGCTTTTCACAAGCTTCATGAACTTGAGTACCTTGTTTTCCTGCTTTTCTCATTATAAGATCGGCGTTATGCCCAACATCTTTCATCCATGTTTCGAAAAATTTGTTCTTGGGCATATACTGAAGTATAGTAGTTACGGAAGGGTAATATACTCCTTCGCCTCTCTTATAAACTCTCCTGTCTAAAAAATTAATCTGCTTAAGTTGCGGATTAAAATTTAATCGTTTCTTTTCATTCTGTTCTAGAATGTTCATTCCTTGTTTTATCATAGGTTTAATTTTTGCAACATTATCTTAGAGAAATCTAATTCCGTTGCGTTTTGTACTAATTCTGTAAAAGTTTTGAATCCCATATCAGATGGGTCTTTTCCATTTAGTTCAATTAAGAAAACTCTAAATCCTGCTGCTATTAATTTTTCAGCAATCTCTAAAGCTTGTGTTTGAGCATCAGTATCTAATGCAATATAAATGTCTGTTAATTTTCCTGTGAGTAGTTTTTTCCATAGCGATTTAGATAAGCTTTTACCTAAAATAGGTATTGCGTTTCTCTTTATTGCCATAGCATCAAATGCACCTTCACAGAGTATTATAGGTGCATCCCAATTAATAAAGTTTTCAAAAAATATTACGTCTTTGGAAGCTTCCGGATTCTTGTACTTATAGAAGTTGCCGTCAAAACTTCTTCCAACAAAGTAATTGAGGTGATTGGATGCAGAATAACTCGGTATAATAACTCGTCCTCCATATTCTCCACTTGTGCAGTATCCAATACCATATTTAATAAAATCATTGTCGCTAAGTCCTCTCTCATATAAATATTTTTTTACTAGGTTAGCTATAACTGAAGTAGCAGATGCTGAATGAAGAAGTTGGTACTCCTTAGGTAGTTCTACTATAGATAGTTGCTTATAATCTATTTTAGAACCTTTCGGTAAGTACTTTAATATTTCGTTTGCTTGATCTCTAGGAGTCTTCAACTGCTTTAATAAAGAACGTATAGTACGGCCTCTAGTCTGACAGACCCAACATTCCCAAGGGTTGTGCCCTTCTTCATTGGTTGCCATGTTTATTTCCAGTTTCGGCTTTCTATGATTGCAGAAAGGACAGTGGAAAGCATGATTTTCGCGAGCTTTTTTATGAGACTTACCCAATAAGTTCTCAATAGAGCCTAATAAGAATGTATAATCCATACAGTTATTCCGTAACTATTACCTAATATATAGATAAGATACGAATAATAATTCTATATATCAACTAATTTAAGGTGATTTTTTTGATTAACCATTATGTTGGATGGTCTTATATCTAATTCATCAGGGTCTATACCTAGTTGAGCTGCTTCTCGATTAACTCTTTCAACCCATTCTTCTGGTATTTCACCTTTGAATTCTCCTAGAACCTCCATTTGTATAATTCCTAACTTTTTCTCTAAAACTTCTACATCGTAGATAAAAGCAAAGTTATTAGTCTTTACTCCTTTAAGTACAAGAGCATGTTCTAATTCTATTTCGTCTGTTGTTACTTTATATACTCGTCCATTAAGAAGAAAAGCAGAGCCATAATCTCCTGAGCCTAGATGTTTACCTCCTAGGTCTGTTATTTTATCTACTTCTTTTTCAAATCCTGGATCGTAGTAGAGTATTTCTCCTAATATGACGTGTGAGAGTCTCATACATTTTATTTAGTTAAGTTTCTAAAGTGAAACTTTATTGAAGGGTAGTAATATCTTTCGCCAGGATCTTCGTCAAAGTAATTAGAATCAGATGTTATTTCAAAATCTAATGATTTAACATAAGAAAGTATTTTATTCCAAGTACTATCTTCAAAGTCACCTCTTGTCATAAAGGTAATTTTACCGTAAGACATATCCTTTAATGGATCATTATCTTCTCTTCCTGCTGAATAATTACCCATACTCACGGATACTCTACCTAGATCGAAACGATTTTTTATGTCTCTAGCTAATTTATCTTCTTCTTGTTGGTACTCTCCGTACTCTAGTATGATATTTGATAATTTCATTTTCCTTGTCCTTTATAGGCTTTAGCATAAAATTTAGAACCTTTTGAATTGGAGTTCTTTGTTTTTGAATGTACTCCAGGTCTCTTCTTTTTTGCTTGCCCTTTATAGTTACCTATACTTAATACTCTTGCCATATTTTTACGACTAAATCACCTGTGCCTTTTATTAAGCGGTGATATGTGCCTTTGGGTATAAATAGCTTGTTATCATGTAAAGATACAGGAAGTGTGTTGTCAAATTGGAATTGCCAATTAGTTTGATTAATAGATTCTATCCAACGATCTTCTCTATCTCTATGCCAAACGAATTCATCTTCTGGAGTATTCTGAGTGAACTCCCTAATTAAATAACTTTCTTTTTTTGTCTCTATGTAAGGTCTACCAGTATCCACTAAAGTTTTTTGCTCCTCCTAATGACTTCCAGTATCGTCCTACATTACAAGCCCAGTAGCCTGGTTTTGTTTTATCTTTTTTAGTAGCACATTTATGTCTTGCTGCAAATGATGCTCTTGCTCCTTTTTCTTTTATCTTAACACTTAAACCTGTTGTTCCTCCAAATGATACTTTAACAACATTTCCTTTTTTGTTTTTAGTATATACAAAGAACTTTTTAGAGCCGCCTCTTTTAGGTTTGTTTAAAGGTACATCCTTACCTTTGTATTTAGCTTCTTTAACACCTACTTTAGCTTTATCTTTTAATACTTCAGCTTTTTGATCATCAGTACATTTTTCATAATCGCAGTTAAATTTACGATGAGCAATTAAATCTAATCTAAGTAATTCTTCTTGATTATATTTTCTATCTTCTTTTAGTGAATAAAAATTATCATCATTATCCCAATCTTCTTCATCGTCTTTAGAAACTTCATCATGTACATCTTGTACCATATCTTGATTGTTCTGTCTACGTACCTCATCCCAAGTCATATCAAATAGTTTTCGAGATGCTATTTCGTATTCATCATCTTCATCAATTTCATTTAACATAGGTAAATCTAATGGTACTTTTTGTCCATTATACTCTCCATATAATCCTATATCTGTTGTTTCTATAAGATTTGCATCTTCTACTTCAAGTTCAATTATACCGTCTCTCCAAGCATCTCTTGCTTCAGCAAATAATTGTATATAGCTTTCGCTAGAATAGCGGTAGACATTCTCATGTAAAGAGAGATTGTTATCTACATGGTACTGTAGAGATGGAAGTCCAATAATATCTTTTATTTTAATCATATTTCAAAGTCTTTTCTATAAAATTTACCAAGAACATTGTCATTAATGAATAATGAGTCGTGTTCTAGTACCTCTTTTATAAATAGGTATTTACATTCATAGTAAGTTAAAAGTTTTTTAGTTGGAACGTAGCAAAGTATTTTTCTTTCAAATCCCTCTCCACCTTCTTCTTTTAAGAGCTTTAAAATTTCTTTATGAGATCCATGGTAATCTTTCCAATCTGATTCTGTAATAACTTTTTGTTTAAGAGGAACTCTTCCTTTAATACCTTTAGCTTTACGTTCTTCTCTAAGAGCTTCTAATGCTCGTTTTCCTAGTCGTTTATTACGTTCAAAGAATAAAACTTTTTTACCTATGTACTTCTTACCGGAAGATTTATGAGTTGTTTCATATATAAATCCATATGTTCCTTCCGGCATGTCGTTTATTTCGGTAACTAATCTACCTTTATAAGTCCATGTTGGCATAGTTATCATTTTAATTTATCTTGTTAGATAAATTGTTTACTTATTAAGCAAATTTTATTTGCTGGATTGTAGTACCGTCTGGAGTAAAGTATAAACAACCTGCTCCTGCTGATCCTGAATGGAAGATTGAACCTCCAATTAGTGATTTCTTAGGTGGTGTTGTTTCTAATCTCTCTAGTGTCATAATACCTGATAAAGGAACTGCTGCACTACCTGTTAACATTAAGTTATTAGTAAATGTAGTAAACTGCTGTCCTGACTCTACTGATATTGATGAACCAATAATATGGCTACTTTCATTATCTGATAAATTATTACTATTACCTATAATGCTAGAATTATTTGAACGATCTAAGTTGTTATCTTGACCTCCTAATATATTTGAATACTCGGCTCTATTAATACCGTTCGCTCTTCCTCCTACGATTGTAGATTGAATTGCTTCCTCTATTTTATTTTCTTGACCTCCAAGTAGAGAAGAGTAGTTAGATACTCCTAATGCTTCATTTCTAAATCCTCCTAGTACATTTGTAAAGACTGAATTCTCAATTCTGTTTTCTTGACCTCCTACAATGTTAGAAGATACACCATCGTCTATTTTGTTTAATTGACCTCCTACAATAGTTGCTGTTGCAGGAACTACTTTGTTACTAGATCCTCCTACTATAAGTGATGATTCACCTTCTACGATATTTCCTGTACCGCCAACTACTACTGCGTATTCATTTTTTGTTTTATTATCTTTTCCTCCTCCAATGAATTGAAATTCACTATCAAGTCCAGTTGCTTCTCCTCCAAATATACAGTTACCTCTACCTCCTACTATTGCACTATAGCATGATCCGCTTCCATAATGTTGGTTTTCATATCCACCTCCTATAAAGGCTGATATTACATTCGCTGCGATTCGGTTAGATTTACCACCTACTATGGCAGAATCATCTGCACCAGTTTTAATATCGTTAGCTCTACCACTTCCTATAAAAGAAGTTGGTGCTGCTATTGCATTTTCTTGACCACTGCTTATTGAACTATTAGTAGCATTTTCTTGTATTGCATTAAGATTACCGGCTGTGATTGAAGTATTATCTCCTTTAGTAACGTTACTCTCACCTGCTCCAATTATAGAACTATTTGAATGTACTTCATTAGATTTACCTGCTCCTACAAGAGATGTCTTACCTTGGACAAAATTAGCGCTTCCTCCTAAGATAGAAGAGAAGTCTACGGCAGAACCGTTATCACTACCCTCACCCATCGTAAGTGAATCTGCTATAATATCTCCAGATACTTTTAATATAGAGTTACTACCGGAATTAATTGGAGACAATCTCATTGACTCATATGTTCCACCTGGTGAAGAAGCATCTGCCTCATTATTAGCTGTAGTGTGTGTCCATCTGAAGTATTCGTTATTATTATCTCTAGTATTAAATTCTAGTCTAGAATTTGTATCACCATCTGCTGTGTTGTAGAATCTTATAGAAGCACCGTCTGTATTTCTAGACCAAATAATACCTGCTTCATCTGATGAAAATCTTGCATTACCGGCTTGAAGTATGTCTCCTGTTACAGTTAAGTTTTGACCAATATTTAATGCTTGAGAAATATTTGCATTTCCTACTACTGATAGTCTATATTCAGTATCTGCGGCATCAACATCTGATATTAACCAGTTATTACTTCCGCTAAATATTTTTCCTGCAAATCCTGTTGCTGCTGGTCCTCTAGTACTCATATTAGAACCTACAAAGATATCTAAATCATTTGAAGAGAATAGTGATGCATTACTAGGTCCAGGTGCAATAGCTACTGCATTTATAGTGAAGTCATCACCTGTGTTACTATTAAGCCATTTAACTCTAGAAATTACTCCTCCTGTTCCTATACCTCCACCGTTTGCTAAATCAGCGTGTGCATAAGTAGCTAAAGAATAATCTGTATGAGTGTTTTCTGATCTATCATCATATATTTCAAATTGAGAATCGAAAGAGCCAGTGTAGTTAGCATTTGGATGACCAAATAAACCTTTACCATCTCCTCTAATCATAAATCTAGCTTTGGCATTTTCCCATCCATCTACTTCTGCTGTACCAAATGTAATTCCTCCTTGACCTACAGTATCTTCTACACTATTAACAATCCATAATCTGTTTCCAGTTCCAGGTAGAGTACCACCTTCGGTATCATCTATAATGTTAAAACCAATAGCTCCATTCTTTGAGCTACCGTCTTGTTTGAATAAGATTGCTGGGTTATCATTTTCTCCTTGATTATCTACATTATCGGTATCACTTTCTAAAGTAATTGTTGCATCGGCTCCTTCTATAGCTTTTATATGCAGACTTTTAGTAAAGTTTATTTCATTAGTATTAAAGTCTGCTACTTTAAAACCTCCAATTGAATGAATTGAAAAAGTTTCACTATCATGAGCTATATAACCGCCGTCTCCTACTTGACCTTTATCCCCAAATTCAAACTCACCACTACCGTTTAATTTAAGAAGTTGATTTCCATTACTATCTACTTTAAGTATTTGATCATTCTTTGCGTGTGTTGGGTGATTAACATGGAAAGTAGCTGCTGGTGTATCTGTACCAATACCTGAATAGTAGTTACTAGCGTCGTAAGTAGCTACTGTTTTTTCATTATCACCTATCACTTTAACCTTAAGATTATCACCAGAAATGCGAGCACCATTTCCAACTGATTGAGTATCCCCTATTGTAAAAGAACCATTCATTGGGTTTGCAACTATAACGTCATCACCGTTATCTGTTACTTTAAACGTACCTTGGTCTATAACCATACTACCGTTAAAGCTATGAATATCATCACTGGAGTTACCAAATTTAGTTGATCCAGATTCAAATACAACAGAAGCATCATCGAACTCTGTTCGTACTTCTTGTGCTGTCAATGTTCCTCCTACTGTAAGGTCTCCTGTTACGTTCGTTTCTCCTATGAATGTAGTACTACCACTTAATACATTAGTTCCTGCTAATGTAGTGTGTCCATTATGGACTAAAGATCCTGTAATATTAACATTTCCATCGATGCTTATAGCTTCTTTGGAATTAGGTTGTATCTTATTTACTCTTAATGTGCTCATTTTAAATAATTATTAGTGTTGCGTTATCTGCTACTTCTATTAGTGATGAATTAGTTATTGGTCCGAAAAGTCCTGCGTTATAATTTGAAGGGACTTTAAAATGTTTTGTTACTGTGTCGGGATTCATAAACGTCCCGTGTTGTGTTGTAATAGCTCCAGTTGAAGATATTTCACCTGAAACGTTATGACTTCCTGTTACTTCTAAACTTCCTGTAAATGCATGTTTATCTTCTAAAGTATCTCCAAACTTGGTAGATCCTGATTCAAATATTACTGATGCATTGCTGAACTCTGTTCTTACTTCTTGAGCTGTCATGGTTCCGGTAACTGTTAAGTCACCGTCTACAGACATATCTCCTACAAAATCGTGATTATCATCTGATGTATCACCAAACTTAGTAGAACCTGATTCAAATACAACAGAAGCATTTACAAATTCTGTTCTATACTCTTGTGCTGTTACTGTACCGGTAACTGTTAAATTACCGTCTACTAAAGCATCTCCTACATTTACGAATGAACCTGTAAGTTTTAATGCATTCTGTCTGTAGTCAAATTTAAAATTAGGTGTTGCTCCATAAAGAGCATTTGCTCCTGAAACTGCACTACCTACTTTGTATTGTACATTATAGTCACTTCCTGATGGTGCACCTCCGGGTATTTGTATCTCATTATTAAGGGATGCAGTAGTAAAAAGACTTATAGCGGTACCAGAAATAGACGAAGAGTAGATAAAATGTCTAAAGTTATTATCTAATTCGTGATGACTTAATGCCGAGCCTTTATCTCCTCTTAATATAATTGCCATTTTATTCTTCTAGTTTTGCTATTCTTTTTTCTAATCCTTCTATAATACTGCTTTGTTCATTAACTGCACCTATTAATAAAGGTACAAGTTTAGAGTAGTCTACAGAAAGATACGAACTATTATCTTCCGAAACAACTTCCGGAAGGACTTCTTTTACTTGCTGGGCTATTACTCCAACTTGTGTTTCTTTTTTATCTTTCCAGTTAAAATATACACCTTCTATATTATTTACTTTTGAGAGTGCATTGTCTATAAGATAAATATTCTCTTTTAACCTTTTATCCGAGTTAGATAAAAGTCCTGCTGATGCTCTTATACTTCCTGATACTTCTAAACTATAAGTAAGTTCGGCTGGAGTATTATTAATACCTACTTTAGAGCCGCTATATATAAATCCTGATGCACCGGCTAAATTACCTGCATCATTAAATTGTATCTGTTTGTCGTTACCCTGTACTGTTCCTGTTGCTAACGGTATTACATGTGGCTCTCTATTAACCGGAACGTCCATACTACCTGTATAATGTAGGTATAGATTATTATGGGATATAGAACTAGAATAGAAAAATGAACCTAAGTTCGTATCCATCTCAGCGTACGTTAGTGCTTGTTTTTTTTGTGCTCTAAAAAGTATTCGCATTATATATCTATTTTTACTGCAAAAGTCATATCAGTATGATGTGTCTTCTGTATTGGTCTGTTTGTTTTTGCTACAGCTAACAATTGATTAGCTGAGTTATAAAGTCCTACTGTTGTAATATAAGGAGTAAAGTTTCTATCTTTTACATTATTATCAATATCTCCTAAAGAACCTGAAAGTGCTGTTCGATTATATGTAAAGTTATATTCAGAATCTTTTACTGTACAGTTAACATTATATGTATAAATAGGTTGATTTGATTTCCATCGCAGTTTATGTCTAGAATAAGTACTTAAATATCTAGCTGCTGTTTCGTCGGTAATTATTGCTAACCCTTTATTATAAATTATATCTCCTACTACTCTTCTTGGTTCAGTCCATAAGTGATTAGCTCCAGAAAGAATTAAAGCTCCTTCTCCATCATCAATTATTTCAAATCTTTGTTGCTTTCTATTAATGTCTACATATTGGTAGTGATCTCCAGGTGCTACTGATTCAGTAACAAAGTTACTTTCATCTATTGCATAATCTACATCATCTAAAGGATTAGAGCCGTACCAGTATTCTACATTTTCTACAAATTGATCTTGTCCGCTGTGTCTATGTTTACAGTAATCATCTGCAAAGTATTTATCATCTGCTTCTATTAAAGGTCTAAAGGAGAATGTTTTAGGTTCAATATGTGTACCTGTTACTCCTCTTGGGACAGAAATTACTGCAACTTCTGATTTAAGGTCTCTTGAACCGCTTAAGGTTAGGGTTGATTGTAGTGATAAGTCACTAGAGCCGGATAGTAATCCGCTACCTATACCATCTCGATAGAAATTTTGGTGCACACTATCCCATGTTAGTTTCTCATACCTGTTGTTACGGAAATCTAAAGGATAAGGGTAATATGGAGTTGAACCAGAAAAACCTCGCAATGTAGAAATATCATAGGTATCTATTAAGCTACCAGATGCTTCCCATTGTTTACGTGCTGAGTAATCAGATACGTATACGTTTTGTCTGTTCAGTTTTTTGTATGCACTCATTCATTAATAATCAAGCTTAACGCGAATT